CCACAGCTTTCACGGAAAGGCCCAGTCGTGAAAGTCTTTTTCGCATTGAACTTGAAGCCTAGGAATTTTGCAAAGCGCTGATAGCGCAAAGCATGTGAGCGGCGTAAGGCGACATCGTCACCATAAACTGCAAACTCCCTCTTGGCAACAAACTCTGGGACACTCGCGTCTTCCGAGGTAGCATACGCTATCGCCCAGAAGATTAGTGATTCAACGGCGAATATAGTGCCGTTGCCCATTCCTGCATACATATGGTAATCAAAGAGCCCCCCGCCAATTTCAGGCGGAGCTTCATACCCAGGGGTACGAATCCGATTAAGGAGCTTTGCCCATGCAGCAGGGAATGCGAATGTAACCAAGTTACGTGCAATGAGGTTGGACGCATCAGATTTGTCCAACGTGCAGAAGCACTCCGGTTCGCGCCAGTCTGTCGACCCGCGTTTCGCCAATACTTGGTTCCAGCCCTGATTTGTCAGGTCAACACCGACTGCATGGAGCAGTGGTGACACGACCGAATGTACTCCGAGTTGGAGCATTCCGGAACATGTAGGCTGTGCTCCGATTGAACGGAGGCTTGTCATGCTCTTGTGAATGAACATGAGCCGGTCATGCCTTACGGCATGCTCGGTAAGCTGCTCTCTCATGACACGAAGGAAACCCTCACGGGCGCTTGGGTTCTGTGAATACACAGGATCCATTCCAACGTGCACCCATGCCGCCTTATCGTGCAGCAGGGCTTGAGCAGCGAGCTCAATTGCTTGGGGAACGCATTCTTTGGCCTCTACTTTTCGTACGTAGAAGACCTCGCGGCCTCGAATCGACACTGTCGACCCAGGACCGTAGTATGCTTCCTCTGCAATTTCGTCCTCTGGGGGAACCACTCCCAGGGCATGGACGAGAGCTTCTTTGAAACGAACGAGCTCCTTTTCGTATGGGACGGGCTTCTGGCCACGGAACATACGATTGGATAATGCCACAAACTTATGGTTAAGTTTGCGGCATCGCTCTTCTGTCCGGAACCAGTGGGCCTTTATTGGTTCCCACCGGTCAACATCCGGGTCAGTAAGTTTCTTGACAACAGCGAGTGCTTGGGCGTGTACCCAGTACTGACGGGGTGATGAAACATCGCGACCCGC